CGCAGGGGTGCAAAAAATGCAGTGCGGGCCAACGCATCGGTCAATGCCTCCGAGGACGGGTCGGCATTAACCGACAATGAGGTCTTGTCTAAATTACAGGGCCTTGGATTTGAATAACATGTAACAAGGAGAATTAACCGTGGCTAGCACAAGCACTACTGAAACCTGGGATGCTGCGTGGACGCTGACCATGCGGGCGAAGCGCAAGAGATTGACGGACAATTTCTTTGATTCATACCCGACATTGGAGGCTTTTCGCTCTAGCGGTTCCCTGGAAATGGAAAATGGCGGGAAAGAGATCCAAGAAGACATTCTCTATTCCGGCAACTCTGCTGAATATTTCAGCGGCTATGATGTGTTGAATACGGATGCAGTCGATGGTATCACCGCAGCTTTCTATCCGTTTCGTTATGCCAGTTGTCCCATCACTATCAATCATATTGAAGAGATGGAAAACCGGAAAACCGATGCGGCGATGAAGTTGCTGGAAGCCAAGACGCAGCAGTCGATGCTCACCTTGCGCGATCAGATCAACAGTTCGATCTACTCCGCGCAGACAGGCAAGGCTCCGTTGGGCTTTCAAGACATTATTGCTGATGCTCCCTCTTCTTCGCCCACCACCTTGGGTGGAGTTACTGTCAGCGGCAATAGCTGGTGGCAGAATAAGACGGAAAACGCCACCTCCGATACGTCTTTCAAGACTATCACCGGGACGAATTTCTATGAGGGCATGATACGCATGAGTACGTTGTGGAACGAGGTTTCGGAAGGCAACGAACAGCCGACCCATATCTTTACCACCAACGGTATCTATGCTGATTATGAGGAGATTTTTGAAGGCACTGGCTACCAGCGTCTCAGTTCCAAAGACACTCCTGGCGTAGACGGACGATTGCCATCTTATCGTGGCATTCCCGTGCAGTATGACCGTGATTGCGGCTCTAACCGCATCTATTTCCTCAATACCAACTACCTTAAGTTGAAGATGCAGAATGGGATGAACTTTGCAAAGACTCCGTTCCGCGAGCCAGCCAATCAGATGGCGAAAGTTGCTTTCATCATCGTTGGCCTTCAGCTAACGACCAACAATCGTCGTAGGCAGGGTGTTGTTATTAACGTCAACGACTAAAATCCGAGCCGCAAGCCAATGCAGCTTTTAAGCCTAGAAACGGGCAAAGGAGAATGAATAATGTCACGCAATGATAATGCCAATTTTGGCATTGGCGGTATCGGTGGCGCAGGCAATGTTGGTATTTACACCGAATCATCTACCGCGAAGTATCAGTTGGGCCATAAGTTAGAGTTGTTTGATGGACGCATCTTTCGTTACTGCAATTTTGATGCTGCGGTGACGGTGGGGAAGATGGTCTGCGCCGATCAGTCAACGGGTGCAGCCGATGAGATTTCGGACGGAACCATTTCCGGTGGAAGTGCTGGTTCTACTGCTGTGACGCTAACTGCATCTGGCAGTGCTGGACCCCCGGCTGATTTCCAGGGTGTGTCGGCCAACGATTATGCGGGTTCGTACCTGCATACAACCGATGGCGATGGGGAAGGTTTTACATACCGGATTAAGAGCAATGGCGCAGCTAGTAGCGATGCTGTCGAGTTTACGCTCTACGATCCGCTTGTAACGGCACTCACCAGCAGTTCTAGTGATTGGGCTATTAGCGCGAGTCGCTATAACAACTGTCACATTACTGATGCGACCCATGGAACGCTTGTCGATCTTTTTCCAACGGGTGTTACAATGCGAGGTATCACCTCCGGGTATTTTGCTTGGGTGCAAACCAGGGGGCAGGCAACATGCTTGGCCGATGGTACAATTACCGAAGGAAATCAACTAACGCTATCGGATGGCACTAACGGTGCTGTGCAACTCAAGGATGCGGAGACTGAAGTTGCTATAGGCCACGCCTTGACAACGGTTGCAACTGGTGAGTATGCGCCAGTAATGTTGAGCTTGGAGTAATTAACACAGGGGGAGGGCCCTTTGGCCCTTCCCCCATTTATTTTTGAAAGGCAAGACTGTGAATAAAAAAGATGTTTCCGAAATGGATCTGAGTGAGGCGATGGAGGCTGAAGCAGCACCTGCCCTAGCACTGGCACCACCTCAAGAAGCCACTCCTCCAAGTGTTACAGCCGACCAGATAGCCGAAGTCATTGCTGCTGCAAGCGACGATGTAAAAGAAAAAATTCGCATCCGTCTTGACCTTAATAAGACCCATGCTCGGGCTCGCAAGAACAAGGTCAACAACCAGCAAGTTCGTAACACTGTAAAGGCTTTTGGCGAGGTGACTCATGCACCAGATTTTATTGCCGACCCTCCGGGTCGCATCAAGGAGCGCGGGCAGGATGCGGTTGATATTTGGAAAAATCGCTGGCTCGAAGGCAATGGTAACAATTTGAGCGAGTATGACTTAGACCAGATCGCTGCCGAAGCTACTATGTAAGATGGCTGATCCTATACACGGAGATCTGACGGTATATGGAAACATATTTGCGGCAGGATACCGTGGCGATGGAACACAGCTACGGTCATTGGCAGCACCTCGGATGACCTCTACGGAGCGCGATGCGCTGAGTGATGTGGCTAACGGTTTTATTTTTTACAATACAACCACCAACAAGCTCCAGGTGCGAGCCGATGGTAGTTGGGTGGATCTACATTGACAAACTTACAAGTGATGCAAATTGCGCTTCGTCGCGTTGGGTTGGCAACCACCTCAACCACGTTTAAAGACGGAGCAAGGGATTATCTCAACATCGTTAGCAAGGACATTGCCACCCGTGCTAAATGGTTTTGGCTCTTCAAAGAAAGCAACTTTACCTGCGTGGAGGATCAGCGCAGCTATAGCCTCGCTTCGGATGTGGCAGAGCCCCTTTCTTTCCGCAACCATACTGAAAATCACATTATGTTGGTATGGAGCAGCCAGAACCTCGATGCAAGTGATCCCGATCATTCTGTTACAGGTGACTCCCGTTTTGTAAGTATCAATGGCATAGACAGCAGCACGGGCTATGTTACCGTGTCGCTCTATCCGTTGCCGGATAACAGCACCGATGTTGTAAAATATCGCTATTATGCTTTTATACCCGACTTTGACTCGGATAACGATGGCGATTCTCTGGATACGTACATCCACCCCATCGTACAGCCTGCGGCAGTCTTTGGCATAAGTGCTCTTTACAAAGAAGAAAAGGGCGATGACCAGGGAGCGATGGTGGACAAGGCTGAGATGGAGCGCATCATACAACGAGGCTTGATGCAAAACAGGCAAATAGACGGGAATCGCTCTTTCCGTATGCGTAGGCGCGATGACCTTGCTCCGGGCAGGTTCAGCTTCCAGCCCGTTGAAGGAAGCCTTTCCTAAATGCCTATAAACGCAAACTCTGTTCAATATGGCCCTTGGCAGGGTGGTGTGCGCTATGACCTTCCTACGGAGGACTTGGGAGCAAGTGCTTTGTATTCGATGTCTAATTGTCGAGTGGGGCAAGCTGGACAGGTAGAAAAAAGAAAAGGGTTTGCCAAGTTCAATAGCTCGGCATTAAATAGCGATGCTACGATTACGGCAGTGGGCCAAGTTACACTGGCAGGCACTGAAAAGACTTTCGCCATCGCAGGAAATAAGTTCTACGATGTTACGGGTGGCTCGGGAACAGATAGGACGGGATCTGTAACAATAACAGCAGGAAATGATAACGTCTTCCAGTGGGTGCTGGCGGGATCAACTTTGGTTTTAACCAATGGCGTAGATACCGACTCTGTAACATGGGCTGGCGGCACGAACAACCTCGCGGCCCTTGACGATGACTCTCGATTTACGAAGGGCAAGCATATATCCTATTGGGACAACAGGCTATGGATTGGCAATGTTGATGGGGCAACCTATCAGCTATGGAGATCCAATACGGGAGATATAACCGTCTGGGGATCTACTGATTATTATAATTTTGACTACGATGTCACGGGCATTGCTCCCATTGGGAATGCTCTTGGCGTACATACAGACGAGGGAATACACACGCTGACCCCTACGGGAAACGCGACGGTTCCCTATCAAGTTTCTCGCCGCGCACCTGTTGGGACTGTTTCTGGAAGGGCTATTGTAACACTTCCATCGGGCTTACAGTTGTTTCCTCGCCTTGACGGGTTTTATGCGTGGGACGGGAGCGATCAAGTAACAAAGATCAGCAAGGCATTGGATGGTTCGAGGTTTTGGGACAATCTCAACACAGCTAAGTTAAGCCTTTCTCATGGGCTTTACTATCCGACGATGAATGAGGTTTGGTGGTTTATTCCCTATGGAGCCTCGCAAGCTACCAACAACTACGCTATCGTTTATAATACGCTTCTTAATTGCTGGTCGGGTCCATATACAAACATGGCTCGGGATTGCTCGGCTTTAGTCGATGATGTTCCTCATGCGGGTGGATTCAATGGCATTGTCTACATCCACGACAAGAATAACAACGATGACTCTTCCGCCATAGCATCTTCATTTGAAACAGGATCACCTCCGCCGATGGGAGCCGACGTGCGATTGCGATGGCTTTATGCCCGTCATTTTTTCGATACGCAGGATAGTGGATACGACGTACAGGTGTTACAACAGTCTCCAAAAATAACAGGGACAACTGAGTCTATCATCATGGGAGAGGCTTCTGCTGGACTTGGCAGCTTCGTTGTAGGAACAACAAAGCTCGGCGGAGAAAGCCAGGCTTTGTATGCTGATACAGATCTAATGGGATACGATAATACGAGTCAACTTAAATACACAAACAATGCCAGCGACGAACCATATACCTTTCGGAGAGTAATGTTACAGTACAAGCCGATAGGTCGAATGAGGCGGCGCAAGGTAGTAGGCGTGGAGTAAAATATAATGGCTAGTGGGTCTTTCGATTATTCATCCGATCCAAGGTTTCAAAAAGTTCGTCGCTCGGCACAGTTTGGGTTATACGACCAAGATGCACTCTCTCAAGCATTACAAAACCCCGACTTGATGGGGATAGAGGGCTATGACCCGATGGCAGCCCTTCAATCTGTCGGAGATGTGGGTCGAATGGGCGATCCGAGCCAATATTTTGATGAGTACACTACGGGACTGACTAGTGCTATCGCTGCCGATCCTAGTGCGCGTGACCCTGGCTTCCAAGGCATGTCGTTTACTGATTTTCAACGCTTGTTTCCCGAGCGGGCTAAGTCGTATGTGCGTTCGGATGCGTATCAAGCTGCTATGAACACGCCAAGTCCTGCTAACCCTGCGGCAGTGTCCTCTCCAGGGACTACTGGGGCCACTGGAGACTCGGGCTCTACGTGGGGGGCAGAGGACAGACAAAGGGCTATAGACGATCAACGAAGAAAAGATCAAGAGGAATTAGATCGCCGCAGGCGAGACGATGAGGAGAGGCGCAGGCGGGAGGATCAGCGTAGGCGAGACGATGAGGAGAGGCGCAGGCGGGAGGATGAGGATAGGGAGCGGCAGAGGCAGGAGGATGAAAGGCGCAGGCGGGAGGATGAGGCCCGCATAAGAGAAGAGGAGCGAGCAAGGCTCGCAGAAGGATCAAGAGGAACGGCCAGCGGTCCCGAGGCGCAACCGGAGGTGGATGTGCGGGGGGCTCGTCCTGCTGCCGTTCATCAAGCCGAAGGGCCTTCCACGGTGGCTTCCACGGTGGCGGGGGGACTTACCGACGAAGAGTTGCGTCAGCAGCAGATGGACACGCAGAGGGAAGCGGTTGCTTCAGCTGAAGAGGCGGGAGCAGAAACGGTCAGGGGGCTTCCTGCGATGCAGGTTGCCGACCCTAACTTAGATATACAGCTTGCAGCGGCAGAGGCACCCTCCGGTGGTCCCGACATGCTCGCCACGGGAGACGTAGAGTACGATCCCGAGTATTTTCAATATGAAACAGACCTTGGGAATGTATACTTAGATGCTCTTCGTCAGAGCCTTGGTGGTGAAGGGGGCATGGACCCTCAGACGGCAGCACAGATGGCCGACCTCGAAGCAAAGCAGGCCAAAGACGAAGCGCAGACCGTAGAAGATCTTCAGCGTTATGGTGTGTTAAGGGGTGGCGGCGATACTGCCGATGTTCTTGGCGAGCTTCGCTCCGGCTATGGTCGCACTTATTCAGATATATTAGGAGATCAAGCCTACCGACAGATGAACGATCCTCGCTATCAAGCGGCACTGGATCTTGCGGATTTGAAATCTGGTCGTTACATGGAAGGCGGGCAGATGATTGGGCGGCTGGGTGGGCAGGATACGCTGGAGGCTCGCCTTGCACAGCAAGAGGCCATTGAGAGAGAGGCCGACATAAGCGGCTTCCTGCGCGGGGCTCGCTCACTAGAAGGACGCGAACAAGATATAGACGCTCAGTTTGGCAGGGCCGACAGGCAGCTGGAACAAGCTCGCGTCCTTGCTCCGCAATATGAGAGGGCAGCGGATCTGTCACGCGAAGATGCGTTGTTACAGCAAGATGTGGCCGACAGGAGCTTGGTCCGTGGCTTGACGATAACAGAGCCTACTAAGAGAGAAAGTTTTGAAGAGGGAGTGCGTAGGGCGCAGGTTGCAGAGGGCTTGGCGGAGGCGGGTGTTACAGGTCGTTTCGAGGGAGAAGATACCCTTGAAAGAGATCGGATGGAAGAGGAGACGAAAAGATTAAATAGCGAACTTGCAAATCAAGTGAAACTCGGGAATATTGACCTTGACAAGGCAACGCAACTACAGGAATTAATAAATTCTGGTAATTTGGACTTAGTTACTCAGGAGCTGGAATCGGCAGAGCGGATGCAGACTGAAGCATTGACGGAAGAAGGCAAGAGACTGACGCAAGAACTGGATTCGATCCAAGCCGTAGCTCGCATTGAAGCCAAGTCCGAGGCAGACATTCAAAACTTGATTAATACGGGCGATTATAATAAAGCTCAGATGCTCATAAACGTAGAGAAAGAAATGCAAGGACAAGAGTTAAGTTATGAGCAGGAAAACTTAATAAAAGAGCTTAAAAATGCTATTACATTAGGTCAGATAGACTCATTTGGCGCACAAGATCTACAGAAAGAAATTAATGCTGGCAATATAGAGATAGCCAAGCAAAAATTGGAAGAAACAAGACTTGTTACAGAAGCTCAAGTTGATGTAGCGAAAGAAGAGCGTGGTAGTGAGAAAGAGCTAGCTGAGCTAGAAGGTAAGAGACTGACGGAGGAGTTAGAAAGGACTGAAGCATTAGCTCGCATAGAGGCTAAATCCAGAGCAGACATCCAAAACTTGATTAATGAGGGTGAGTTTGAAAAAGCTGAAATGCTCATAAACGTAGAGAAAGAAATGCAAGGACAATCGTTAAGTTATGAGCAGGAAAACTTAATAAAAGAGCTTAAAAATGCTATTACGTTAGGTCAGATAGATTCGTTTGGCGCACAGGATCTACAGAAAGAAATTAATGCTGGTAATTTGGCAGTAGTAAAAGAAGAGCTTGAAGCTGCTAAAGAAATGCAGACGGAAAGAGTCGGGATGGAAGAGCGGGAGTCCCAACGTAGGGAGCGTCAG